ACAGGGTTTCCTGACAGTGTTATGATAAATATATCAACAAGTTAAGGAATGTAAAGTTTCTTAACGAGTTGCAACTCCCGTTAACCGAGACCTATGGGAGTATAAATGCGTCTCTCATACCCACACTGGAGGGTGGTGTGGGATATATTGTAATCGTTCAGTTCCCCCTGAGCACTACTTACCCTTTTACGAAAAAAATGACTGCTACAATTTCTACACCCCAACGTATTAACGTGTGGGAATCCTTTTGTCAGTGGGTTACATCCACTAACAACCGTCTTTATGTTGGATGGTTTGGAACTCTTATGATTCCAACTCTCCTTGCTGCAACTGTCTGCTTCATCGTTGCGTTCATCGGAGCACCACCAGTAGACATTGACGGTATTCGTGAACCAGTTGCTGGTTCTCTCATGTATGGAAACAATATCATTTCTGGTGCTGTTGTTCCTTCTTCTAATGCTATCGGACTTCACTTCTATCCTATCTGGGAAGCAGCAAGTCTTGATGAATGGCTCTACAACGGTGGTCCTTACCAACTCGTTGTTTTTCACTTCCTGATTGGTATCTTCTGTTACATGGGTCGTGAATGGGAACTTTCCTACCGTCTTGGAATGCGTCCATGGATTTGTGTTGCATACTCTGCTCCTGTTGCTGCTGCGAGTGCAGTATTCCTTGTCTATCCTTTCGGTCAAGGTTCTTTCAGTGATGGTATGCCACTTGGAATCTCTGGTACTTTCAACTTCATGCTTGTCTTCCAAGCAGAACACAACATCCTAATGCATCCTTTCCATATGCTTGGTGTTGCAGGTGTGTTCGGTGGTTCTCTGTTCAGTGCAATGCACGGTTCACTTGTAACCTCTTCTCTGGTTCGTGAAACCACAGAAAATGAGTCTCAGAACTATGGTTATAAGTTCGGTCAAGAAGAAGAGACCTATAACATTGTTGCTGCTCATGGATACTTTGGTCGTCTTATCTTCCAATATGCATCCTTCAACAACTCTCGTTCACTTCACTTCTTCCTTGCTGCATGGCCTGTCGTTGGCATCTGGTTTGCTGCTCTTGGTGTTTCTACAATGGCATTTAACCTGAACGGATTTAATTTCAATCAGTCGATTGTTGAATCTGAAGGTCGTGTCATTAATACTTGGGCTGACATTCTAAACCGTGCTAATCTTGGATTTGAGGTAATGCATGAACGCAACGCTCACAACTTCCCTCTGGATCTTGCTAGTGCAGAAACAACTCCTGTTGCTCTCACTGCTCCAACCATAGGTTGATAATCAGATCTAAAAAATAAATAAAGGAGTTCTATAAGGACTCCTTTTTTTATGTTCCCAACTCTTACATTCTTCCTAATATTTGGAATCATTCTTTTTCTGTTGTCTTTAACACAAAACTAAATACCTATAAGTCGCAAGCACTTATGGGCCCTCTCCAGTCGCCTCAGGATTACTTGTTTAATCTACAAGCAACAAGTTCAACAGATGCAAAACGACTATGGAGAAAACAAATTAAAGAAAGTTGGGATCATAAATGTGCTTATTGTGGGTCAGAAGAAGACTTAACTTTAGATCATGTCACTCCTCGATCACTTGGAGGACAAGATACTACAGATAATGTAGTATGTTGTTGTAAATCTTGTAATCAATCTAAAGGACATGAACATTGGAAGTTATGGTATGTCCAACAAGACTTTTATTGTGAAGAAAGATTTGATAAGATAGAGGAGTGGATGACTCCGCCTAAACCAACAAATCTTTATTCATATCGAACAAGAAGAAATAATGCTTCATGATTACTTCCGAAACACCGTATAAACTTGATGAGATCATTCGTGATACTTGGCCACAACTTTACAGATCAACTAAATCCAGGTATATTGGTATCGAGGATATAAATATTTTTCAAACTCAGATAAATGACATGAACAATTTTACAGTCTACACAAAAATCGGTTGTCCATTTTGTACAAAGGTAACATCAGTACTGAAATTATCTGAACTGCAATATGTAGAATATAAACTTGGAAGAGACTTTGACAAGGAACAGTTTTATGATGAGTTTGGTGTGGGAGCAACATTCCCTCAAGTTGTTGTTAATGATACAAGACTTGGTGGATGTCAAGAAACTGTTAAATATTTGAAGGAAAATAATCTGGTATAATGGAATCTGAACTTTACGACATTGTAGAGAAAACAATAGACTACGCCTTTGAAGGAAAGTTTATGCTTAACATGTATGAATATCTTAAAAGTGAAAAGGCTACAAAGATTTTAGTTGAAGAATTCCTAGAAAGTTCTTCGGTAAAAGAAATCAACTCTATAATTTTAGATCTTGAAGATTACCTTGAAGGAGGAAGTGATGATGTCCATAAACAACTCCGAGAAGGATATGGACATCTTGGAAAACCAGATGCCAGAAAAATAAAAAATTATCTTAAAAGTCTAATTGAAGACGCACAAAAATATAAAGATGAGAAAAGACCAAGAAGAAAGAAAAAGACCAATAAATAATGATGAGTTAGATACTCCTAGAATAAATCGGGGAGTTGAACTCATACTTAGAAATCAAAAACGGAGGGAACCACCTAAAACTTTTCAGATAAAGTTTGGAAAAATGGTTTCCTTCTTTAAAAGGGAATTCCATTTTTTCTTAGATTTTCACTTTGATATAAGAAAAAAGGAGGATTAAAATGTTAGCAGTCACGCTTACCCTTTCTACAGTTATCTCTATCATGTTCCTGATGGTCGGAGGAGTGATAGGATATCTTCTCAAAGAATATGTGATTGAAAGAAATTCAACATTTATCCCCACACATCCAGAAATGTTTGATGAGAATGGTCAGATCATTCCAGATCAAGTATACGCTGTAAGATTTGAAAATTCTTTTGATGATTTAATTGAAGATGAAGATGAAGATTGACACCCTTCAATAAATAACCTACACTGATAACAAAATTATTACTACTATGGCTACATCAACTAAACTACCACCTAATCCTTTCGTTCATGAAGTTTTAGAAGTTATTTCAAAACAAAGGACAAAGGCAAAAAAGATTGAACTTCTAAAAGAATATCGTTGTGATTCATTAGTATCACTTTTGATTTGGAACTTTGATGACAGTGTGATTTCAATGCTCCCAGAGGGTGAAGTTCCTTTTGAAAAGAATGAAGTTCCTATTGGTACTGATCACACTTCTCTTCGTAAGGAATGGAGAAATCTTTATCACTTTGTAAAAGGTGGTAATGATAGTCTTTCTAAGACACGTAGAGAAACAATGTTCATTCAAATTCTTGAAGGTCTTCATCCATCTGAGGCAGAGATTTTAATTCTTGTAAAAGATAAAGCACTTGAATCAAAATATAAAATTACAAGGGATATGGTAGAACAAGCATACCCAGACATTCAATGGGGTGGTAGATCTTAATGGGAATTAAATTTATTCATAAGGATTGTGATCCTATTCTAGCTGAAGATAAGACTCTTCCTTATACAGCATACTTAATTGAATATCTACAAGATGGTATGACACATTTTGATATTGTCATGAGTAATAAAAAGGTAGATATATTCGATCATTATTGGGATAACTATAGAAGTGATTTTAAAAATATGACTCAAACGCAAGGAAAAATAAATCCAAAACTTTGGGGAAATACAGTATCAGAAAAGAAGAAAAGAAAATGAGTAAGGGTTTTGATGTGGAGTTTGAACTTCCACCCGATGATATTGATAAACTTTTGAAGGTTTATAAGAAGATTAAAAAGTATCAGAAGTCCAGTTTGTTTGCTGTTAAAACAATGGATGGGACTGAGAATGTAGTATCAAAGATGATAAAAGAAGCAGAAGAGCTTGGGCCACTTGACTAAATAGTTCTTGAATATTATGATGTATTTGTCGTTCATCTCATTCTCCATTTCCGAATAGAGAATGAGACGCAAGTAGGAAGGCGAAACGGATCGTTTATCTATGGAAACATTTTTACTTACCTGTGTTCAGGTATCGATACTTGCAGGTCGTATTAATGGCCATCCACAATTATCTTCTCAAGTCAAAAATGATTTGATTTGGGAACTGAAACAAGTATCTAAGGAAGAGTGTACCATAGACGCAAACCTTCCAAAGGAACGGGAAACGGATCACCCTTAGGGGTTAAAGGTTAATTCTCATTTCTTCGGAGGAAATTCCAATGTCTAAAGTCGTTTATCGCGGCGTGTCTTATGACACCGTTGCTCGTCGTCAACAACAGGCACAACAACAGCAACAACCTCAACAATATAACGAAGCATATCGTGGAGTTAAGTTTGTAAAAGAGGGGAACAAGTGATGCAGAAACTCAATGTTCTTCAAATGATCAAAGATCAGAAGCAAAAAGAGGAAAGAAAACATCAAGCTGCTCTGTGTCAGATCGGACAATGTAAAACTAAAATCTCAAAGTAAATGAATCACTATGTCTATCATGATGATGACATGGACAAAGACAATAGACCTCCTGCATGTTATCAATTAACATATCGAGGTTGTAAATATTGGTCTTGTTATCTTATTCATTTAAGAGATTGGTTTGAAAAAATTTTAATGTCAGAGGGAGATTGACACTCCCTCTTTTTTTGTATATAATTAGTTCTGTCTTGATTAACATATCTAATATTATGGAAAGAGATCAGTTAAAACTCATCGTAAGAAATCTTCGACTTTTAGTTGATGCACTAGAGGCTGAAGTTTATTCTGATGTTGATTCTTATCGAAACAGAATGGAACAAACACTTCCTCCATTAGCAGACTATGATGAAGTATTTGAAGATGATGAATAAAATTTCAAAGAGGTAATAAACATTCAATGAATCACGCAAGTTTAATTTCTGTTACACCTGATGCAGAGAAGCACATTGCATATTGTGCTCGTGTAAGTAATCCAAATAATCAGGATAA